CCACCTATACCAGTGCTATCATCATCGGAATCATCACCGACAGTACTTTCTTCTCCTATACCAGTGCTATCATCATCGGAATCATCACCGACAGTACTTTCTTCTCCTATACCAGTGCTATCATCAACTGGATCATCACCGACAGTACTTTCTGTATCATCACCACCACTATCACCGTCACCATCTCCACCGAATAAACCATATTTTATTTCAAAAGGATCAAATATACTTTCATAGTCTGTCCCACTGAAAGGAAGACCATCACTCCACATTTTTTTGTTAAATATCATTGTGCAAACGCTAACCCTATTCTTCTAATCGAACCATCTGATTTTCGTCTTAACCAGTGGCAACGATCTGTTCCAAGTTGATGGCAATATGGACTAAGATAACTTCTTAACCATCTAGCTATAAAACCAATCTCCTTGTTTGGTGCGATTGCATCAATTACCCAGACATTATTTCCGCTCTTCCAATCTTCAGACTGTAGTTTGCGACTACCTGATTTGAATGCATCTTGTACCTCATCGGATAAAAATGCCCAACTTCCAAATCCAATGATCTCGCCATCTTTGTAAAATAATCTAGCATGATCATCTTCTAACGGTTTGATAAAAAGCCTTTCTATTTCTTTTACAAACCAATGTCTGTGAACTTCAGATCCCAGACATAACTTTAAAATACTATTGTAGTCTACTTTATTTTCTACTATTATACCAGACATACTCATAAATATACACTATTTTGTATCCACTACCAAAGCAAAGTCTAAAATTTTTAATGCATGCTCAGTAGAAGAAACAAATTCTATACTAATACTTTTAGCTCTGTGAGGAATCGGAAGATCAATTGGTCTTACTTGTATTGGGAACTGACTAAAATATGAAGGGACAGTAGTGCTTTCCATTCCGTCATTCTCCACAACAACACCATTTGTAATTTGTACTTGATTATTTTCACTATCATAAATTCTAACACTTATTGTTGCAGGTGTTGTTGAACCTCCTGCTCTCAAGTTTGAAAGGTCAGAATTATTACTTACCGCACGAATAATCAGACGTTTATAATGTTTATAAGTATCTGGTGATCCTTGTGATAATAGAGGAGTTCTTATTGTTGTAGTATACGGATTCTGTTGATGAGTAATATTAGAAGATGAATTATTAACCGTGTCATCTATATAACGTAATACAAATTTACCAAATCCTGCATGTGTGCCAACAAGTACAGGTCCAAGAATTGGTTTTTGTGGATATGAGACACCACTAGCCACAACACCAGTTCTAACTTCTTCTCGCACAGCAAAATATGAAGCACAAAATTCAGCCTTTTTATCAGTAGTAACATTCATATTTAACCCTTGACTTCTTCTATAACCAAATGATAGATGTCCTGATCTACCCGCTTCAGGATCATAAGTCATAGTCAATCGTGCTGTGTAACTTTGATCATCATCATTAACATCAAAGTCTAGTTGTGGAAAAAACACATGATACTGACCTAGTGATCCATCCCAAACAGCATGAGGTTCATGAAAAGGTTGAACACCTTGAGCAGGTGAAGTAGATAATACATAATTTCTATATTTATCAGTAGCGGAAGGAGTTAGTCTAACCATTTGTTGGTATAAATCTTCAACTTCTCTTGTGAAAGTCTTAGTTTCAAGTGTTAAACCTGAAGCCGCACGTTTTAAACTGTGAATACCAAAACGACTACAAAAGAATACATCCGTTCCAACATTAACTGCGGTGTTCCTTCCGAATAAACCAATGGGTACTCTAAAGTCTCTAGCTATTTCCCAAAGATTTATATTTGTATCTGCTAAATAAACTAAAGTTTCATTCTGTCCAAAAACGACTAATTTATCACCTTCTAATACAGCAAGACCTTGTATTGTATCTCTAGATGTAAACTGATTTTTAACATCAATAATTGCACCATCTGTTGCATTAGGTGTAGTACCACTAGAAGTATTAGTTCTCCAATTAACAAAACTATCTTGTTCACTTATATGTATCTCGGTCTCTCTTCCTGGAATACCTGCTACTACTAATCTATTTAATATATTTACAGCCATTCCACCTTTTGGATATGCCTGTAAAGAAGAATACTGATTACCTGATAAGGTAGCTGCATTAGTAAAAGCCGCACCAGTATAGTAATATGGATCATGACCTGCCATAAAAGCAAATTGTTTTTGATCAAAGTTAACTATGGAAATAGGTGTAATAACTCTTGGTGGTGTCAAAGTCAGATCCGAAGTAAACATATTAGTTTGAGTTACTACATCTTTAAAATTTGTTGCAGTTACAGTTCCATTTGAAGCCTCTTGGAAAAAATATTGAACGAAATCTTGATCACCATAATGAGCTATTTGAAGAACTGGGTTAACTCTATTGGCACTAATACCACCTTCAGTAGTAATAGGCTTTTCCATTAGTGGACCTCTAACTATTTGACCTCTAAAATCCACATAAGCATTCTCTAACCGAACTAAAAATCTTTCAGACATATTGGAAGGACTAGTAACAGTATCTAGTCCAATAAATCTATTATATGAAAAGAGCTTTCGAGCCATTAGGTATACTCATTAATTTCAACTGTAAGTGCTCCCTGAATATTTGTTAGTGAACCAATCCAATTGTTAAGAGTGTTCGTATAGATACCACTCCGTAAACTAATCAAACCTGTATTATTTGTGTCAGTATCATCTATGGTGTAGTAACTTTTAAGACCTTCTATTAAAACTTCATCATCGACTGCTCTAATGTCAGTTATCGCAGTATATCTTTTAATTCTTACTTTATATGGATTTGTAACAGCAGTATTTGTAACAGTGGTATCTGCTGAATCTCCTATACGGTAAGTACCTGCTACAGTACTTCCGCTTACGGTTTTAGCTCCAAGTATAAAACTATATAAATCAGATCCACCAAAACCTGCTCCTAATATTTTAACAGGTGTGTAAGTATTAAAAGTAACCGTGCCAGATGATATGACTAGTTCATTACTACCACTAGTTATAGAACCAGTTTGATCATCATATGAATTATCAAGAACATCTAGAAAAGAGGGATGTCTGTTTATGTCTGCAACAACTCGATTAGCATAATTTAAAAATCTTTCGCTTTCTAAATTTTTTAAAACAGTTGGACTAGCTTCACCCATTTCCCTTAATGCATCATCAATTAGTTCTGATAATGTAGAGAATTGACCTGTGCCAGATCCACCTGAATTATAACTAACCATTACTTACCTCTAGTTCTACAATCTTTCCATGTCTGAAAAAAACATGCTTTCTTAAAGAATCTGCTTCTTTTTTACCTACAGCAGCCTTACCATCTTCAAATTGTATCTTATAAGGACCTGCATCAACAATAACACTTGTTCTAGCAGGAAAAGAAAATATACTTAATTCTTTATTCTTTTTTACCTTAGAGGAAAGATCCTGCATACGAGGATTATCTTTAATAGCTTCAACTTTTCCATTTATAACAATAGCATCATCGTTACAAAAAATATGAGACTTCTTGTATAAGTGATGTTTTTTTATTTGTTCAGCTAATTTTAAATCAACCTCTAATTCTCCTCCATGAAACGGGTATACTTTTCCATCTACGGATATTTCCATGTTAGGTCTTTTAGCAAAAAATTTAATTGTTTTTTTAGATGTCAATCTTATCTCCTTTAAGTTTAAAGAGAACCACCATAAAAGATGGTTCTCTTATACATAGACAATCCTATGTTAATGACTGCCAAGAAGTGATGACCGCATGTGTCTTTTCTTGAAGAATTTCTAAACCTGCTTCTGTTAGATATTCATCTGTGACACCGTCAACACCGTTACCCTGACGATCTTTTAATAGTTGAGTATCATCAACGTATCTGTATCTTAAATCCTTAGTATCTAAGATAATTGCATCAAACTGAGCACCTGGGATCTGTCTGAACATTGGGTGTGTTTTAACCTGTAAAGTACCTGCAAAAGTATTGTAGGTAGTAAAGTTAA